GCCCCGCCCAGCGGGTCATGCGGGGCGAGGGGGAATTCGTGGGCGAAGGGGCCTACGGGGAGTTTAAGAAGCTGGCTACCGTATTCTACGCCGGGGGACCGGGGCTGCTGGTTCACCCGGTTTGGCAGACCTCCAACGCCTACTTTGTGGAGCTCTCACTCCGGCAGGAGCCCAGGGCGGACTATGTGGGGTATTCCTTTGCTTTCTGGGAGGGATACGACGGACACAGCACCGGCGTACAGGTGACCGGGGGCGGAGGAGAACCGGAGACAGGCCCGGCCGCCAGTACGGCGGGGGAGCGGCGGCACACGGTGCGCCAGGGGGAGACCCTGTGGGGGATCGCCCGGGATTACGGACTCAGCCTGACCGAGCTCATCGCCCTCAATCCCCAGATTAAAAATCCAAACCTGATTCTGGCAGGGGAGGAGGTGCGCCTGGCGTGATGCGGGGAGAACTGCTGTGCTGGGATGGACGGCGCATCCGCCTGCCCGACGCGGTGGAGTGGCGGTTTCAATACGGCTGCGGCACGCCCTGCGACAGCTTTCAGCTCACCTGCCTGTGGGAGCCGGACAGCGGGAACGACCTGGCCGAGGCGGTGAGCTTTACGGCGGAGGAGAACGGGGAACGGCTCTTCACCGGCGTGGTGGACGAGTGCGAGCGGGGCTGGGACACCGCGGGGGGCACCCTTACCGTGGCGGGCCGGGGAATGGCCGCCCGCCTGCTGGACAACGAGGCGCTGGGGGCAGACTACCAGGTGGCCACTGTTGAGGATATCCTGCGGGACCACGTGGCCCCCTACGGCATTGAGACCGTGCGGGGGGCGGAGCTGCCGCCGGTGCCGGGCTTCTCGG